TACTGCCATCACCATAATATTCAGCGGCACTTACGTTACCTGAGAATACTGCCGAGGCTGCTGAAGTAACTCCAGATACCTCAAGGGCTGTTGCCGAGACCTTAGTTGTGAAGCTGCCAGTCGGGGACACCAGATTTGCAGTTGAGACGCAAGCCGACCAAGAACCTGTAACACCGTCTATAGTATCTATAGTTCCGGTTACGGCACTTACATCTGTTGCCTGAATTTTTATTGCTGCAATAGAAGTGGCTACGTCAAAGAATTGACCGGAGCCGTCTGTATAAGCCATCGTCCTCACACCTTGAGGAATAAGTAAATTTGCGGCAGAGGCAGAACGGCTTATAGGTCTCAGCTTAACGGGAAAATCTTGGTTCACATTGTTGTGTATGAAATAACCTTTTTCAACATCACGAGTTAGTACAGAAACAGTAGCGGATACATCGCCATGAATATAGAGAGTAAATTGTCGGGCTTCGTTGGCAACACCTTCACCAGTAGATAGGGTAACGTCAGAATCACCTGTAGCATTTATGGAGACAACTCCGGCAATGGCTTGATCAAGACAAGTAATCTGAGTGTTAAGAATAGTTCCCCAGGTAGTAGCGTTTTCGCCCGTACCCTGTTCTTCTAATTGAAGTCTTGTTGTATAAGTGGAAGCCATAAAAAATTTCCTTTAAGCAAGGCCAGCCAATTTTAGAAGTTGTAGCTTTTTTTCTTCCTGGGGTAAACCAAGACCTGTAGGTTCACCTCCAGCATAAAGTGCTGCTGCTTGTGCCGCATAGTCTGGATCTTCACTTTCCGATTCTGTTATATTGGTAACAGAAACAGAACCGGGATGATACAGATTAAAAAGTTCATCGAGACTTCCAACTCCGGCCACATAAGATCCAGGATCGTCTACCTTTGGAGCAGTCTGTAATTCCGGAAAAGTTTGAGGTAATGTTGGTTTTGGTTTAGGAGCCGGAGGAGGAGGAGCGGTTTGTTTCTGAGCATCCAACCTATTTTTTTCGACCATTATCTTACCTAAAAAATCTGCGGTGCTACCTGCAGGATTACCAAAAGAATGACCTCTACTTTGCTGATAGTGTCTCAAGTCCTTATACTGACCACCTAATAGCGAATTGAAAAGCCTCATGTTTTTTTCAGCTTGTTGTGCGAGGCCACCTCTGTTATGAGCAAGGAGCCAGTTATTAGTTTCTGGAACTTTAACATAATAAGTATGGTCGCCGTCTAAACCATAGTTATATCCCATTTCGTGATTTCCAGCTTTATACTTTTCAATTGACTCAATTGTAAAAGTATTATCATATCCTTGAACAACATCTCCCACTTTGAGTTTAGTAATCTCTACTCCAGGTAAAATTTTAAGTCGTTTAATTTCTTTAGGATCAATTGCTTTCCAACCGTCTTGAGTCATTAACGGATGTTCTGCTGTTACCATTTTTCCCTTTTTATTAAAGCCATACCAAGCAGGTTCACGGCCATGAGAACTAAGAGGAACTGAATCATCTTTAAGAACTGTATTAGGTTTCCCATTTCCCCCTAATACAACATCTCCCATTTTAATATCACTAATTTTTTTGGACGAACCATCAGCTAACAAAACTTCAATATTAGCCTTAAAACATCTGTTATGAACTAATAGTCCATCAGCAAAGTATTCGTGATCTCCATCAAGAGCAAAATTATATACTGGTGTGTCAGGAGACGTATCGTGAAAATCAATGCATCTTATTTCTAAGTTCCAACCGTTGTGGCCAATAATCTTATCTCCAACCGCTAGAGTTGTAACATCTAAGTCAAGATATTCAGATAGCTCCTTTGCCATATCAGCATTCGCTGCACGCCACCCGCTATCAGTTTTAACAGGGTGATCTTCAGTCATAAAGAATGGCCCGTCATTAATTGATACTAACCTACGACCACGAGAAGTACTGTGTTGAAGTTCTAATACTTTATTTGATTTACCATCTAGCCTATGAACCATATCTCCAACCTTCACATCTTCAATATTTTTAGTTGTGTGATCGTCCATCATAATCTGCGTTCCAGCAATGAAACACGAGAAGCCGACAGTTGGACCGCCTACAGTACCTTGTACAGGATTGCTTCCAGGAACTACGCCGCCCTTGGACATACCCTTAGGCATTCCACCCATCAAGGCTAATTGGTCTATGGCATCTTGCAAGCTCGGCCCCTCCCGTTTCTCACTAAAATATTCTACGAGATCTGTGATGGAGGGTCCATCTGCTGCGCCGCCAAAATTAGCTAAAAATTCTAGGATATCTTCGCCAGTAGAAGTCTCTTCGATCTCAACTTCATCCCCTTCCGCATAACGGGGAATAGAAGCAAGACCTCCCTGTGCCATCCCTCTAGTCCGGGGACGTACTTCCGGATAGTCCCTTTTTATTTTTTCTAAAAGTTGATTAAACTTATGCTGATGTTCACTCTCTATTATATCTTCAATAGGAACATCACGATTTCTCTTATAAAACTCTTCAACATCCCCCACACCTTCTAATATTCTAGGTAAAATATTTTCTTGTCTTCCTATCCAATCACCAACTTCTGATGCTCCTTCTCCCACTTCTGAAGACAAACGGCTTAAATATTCGCCAAGAACTTCCTGTTGGCTGTAACCTCTTTGTTTATCTCTATCTTTTAGATAAGATATTAAGCTGTTCTTTCTTCCTTCATTTAACAATTCCGTGAGTCCTTCAGCAGCATCCGTCAAACCCTCCTGCAGGTCTTCCCTCATAAATTGTCTTGTTTTACCAGAAACATCTTCAAGAGAATCATCAAGTGAACCTAAAGCTTCTCGATGCTGACGGGTGAGACGGCTTGGTTTACCTGTTCTTATAGACTCTAAGATGGATACAACACCTTCTTCGGCCCCTTCAGCATAGGAGTTTGCTGGCATTATAGATCTGCGGGGTTGAGCACCTCTTTGAAAGGGGGAACGTGTAAGGTTTCTCATAATTGACTTCCTGTTAAAGTGTTGGGGCCAGCCGGAGAAGCAGGGAACATCTCATCATCCCTTCTCGTTCTACGACCTTCATTCTGAAGCGTTTGTATAGCACCTGTATACTTCTGCTCCCAATAAGGCGTTGCCGAATAATTCTTCATAAAACACGTTGCCTCTATCATACAAGCATAGAAGAGGGCATCAAAGCATTTGTCAGTAAAGAAGTTAGTCTCATTACCAGTAGAAAGGGTGGCAGGTTGAGTAACACAGGCTATTTCAGCTAGATTTGTACTGGCAGGAGCAGGAGCAATTATATAGTGAGACCCTCCATAATTAGCGTAATACTTAGGTATTCCTGTAGATGTACGAGTAGGCCAGTAATCAGCTATAAATTCTTCTGTCTTTAAAAGAAGTTTAACTATGCTTCCATCATTATGGACATAGAGATTCTTGGTTAAGAGAATATTGTCAGGCTTGGTAAGAAAAGGATCTCCTTGGGCGAGGGTTGCATTCAGATGGGAAGTTAGTTCAGGATGATCGATTTCTTTAGACAAACGTCTTTCAGATCTGCTGATGAAATCAGGGATGGCATCGGTGAATTCGGTGTCATCATTCTCAGCAGTATTCTGTATTTGGCTCTTTAAGGTACTAAAAGTTATCGACATAGCTGAATTTTATCACTTTCTGTATTAGAACCCAATTGTAGCCGAAGTCCAGGTTTCCGTAGGTGACATATCTACTGAAGTCCAGACCTCCTTAAAGATACCTGTACTTGATGTAGTTATGTCCAAGGAATTGACTGCAAGGGTAACCGTCTTATTCAAAACAAAAGATCCCTCAACAGAAGTAAAAGCTTTTGCCGCAAGAGTTACAGTATGGTTAATGACTACATCTGCAAGCTTGATGGCGTCGGCAGATACAGCAAAAGCCAAGGTCTCCGGTATAAGAATAGAGGCTGTTTCAGAATCGCCCAGAGAGGTAGCTAGGGTAAATGACTCATCAATGCTTACCTTGGCTGTGGGAGTGACAGTAAAATTATTACCGAGAGAAACCGTATCACTATATAATAGAGCAATAGTAGTGCTTACTCTGGGAATAATACCTAAGGTAAACGAGTCATAGATATAGCCGTCTGCTGTATGGGCTGCAATACTGCTAACTTTTAAAGTTAGGGTATCCGAGGCGTACAGAGCGGCTGTAGGAGTATCCTGTGCGGAGACAGGAAAAGTTAAGGTATCAGAAGTCCAAGACCTGTCATAAATACCTTCACCGTATGGCCCCGAACCAAAGCCATAATATACTGCCATGACTTATCACGATGCAGATGCGGAAAGTGTAAGACTTACATTTACAACGTCACCATCAATCACAGAACGAATAGCTGTGAAATCACCTGCCCCGTAAAGTACACCTAAATTGCCGCCTACAGTTGATTTGGAAGCTAGGAAACCACCCGCCACACAGACCGTCCCATTAATACTGAAGACAGCCGCCGTGGAAGTTACAACCGATTGGGAAGAGGCTGAAGCTAGAACTGCCGTAGGACGAGTTACTGCCGCCGAAGTTCCTCCTGCCGTAGTATAATCGGTGATTTCGGTGAAACCATGAGATGCCATAGTGTCGCCAGCACTAATAGTTCCAGTAGCTTTTAGCCCCACATACCATGTAGCAGAATAACTACTTCCATTGAAATACTGTTGGAGAAGATCATTGAGTCCCTCGTTAACTACGAGATTGTCGTACTCATCTTCCCACTTCAGATTTCCGTCTTTATCGTAGCAAACCCAGGTCCAATGAGTTCCTACATTTGTTGATCCAAGCATTTAATCATCCTCTCTCTTAATCACATGGCGGTCCTTGAGCCGTAGTCATACAAGGAGTCCAGCTAGAGTCCCCCGTAGTAGCTAATACTACTTCAGGTCTCGGCTGTAACAAAGCAGGGTTGTCAGAGGTATCAGGAGTTTTATTTAAAGGACTATTAACAATTCCGTAAGCCCCATCACTTTCTGATCTACCTACAATAAACCCTGTTCCTGGCTCTTGGACCCTATCTTTATATTTAAAACGAAAACCAGAACGGTCACATATAAACCAAGAATGTTTGCCTGTTGCCATCAGATCCTCGAAATTTTAGGTATCAGTTTCATGGTAACACGTTCAGCATCAGACTCGAAAGCCCTCTGTAGCTTTTCTTCATAATCAGCTTTAAGCCAATTGACTCGATTAAGATCTACAGCAGGACGTTTAATTCCCATGTAATAAGCTAATCCTGAGGTTAGAGCCGGAAGATAACGATATACTATATCAGGGTTTTGGAAAGAGGCGTTAATATCCTCAAGCTTACGGACTCGCCAGTAGTAGAATATATCTGTGGTTCCTGTCTCAGGTGCTGGCCAGAAATGAACTACAGGAATTTTTTGACGATCCAGGGCAAATTGAGTGGGTCTGCCCGTCTGTTCTTTATTAGGAAGTTGTATATATTCCTCCATAGAAATTCTTTGAATTTGGAGATCTGTCTGAGTTCCGCCATCGGTACGCCGAAGCATACCCTCAAGAATGTCTACGGTATCGGCATCTAGGGTATAATCAGAATCTTCCGCCACCAAGGTTAGAGTCTTGGACTCCTGGGCGAAAAGGGGAATTCCTCTATTCTGAAGATCAATAAATAGGAGATTCAGGGAGCGTCTTGCCGAAACAGGCTCATCACCGAGAACAGGTTCGCCCCCAAGCATGTCCATAGCGTCATCGATAATATCCGCTATTTCCAAGAAGAAGGTTGTAGTACCAGACGTAGTTGGCATTCACTTCTCCTTAGCTGGAATAACCAAAACCTTTTACGGCTCTACCTACTTCAGCAGTTCTACCGAGACTAGCAGGGGGAATGGGGACATAACCTTTTTGCTTTAAATGTTTAGCTTCTTTATGAGTCATTTTGCCCATCCCTGTGTCTCGGATACTTTTGCCAACTGCCGCCCCAGAGTGTTTGGGTTTCGGCGCTGGTCCTTTAATCTTTCGCATAGTTACCTCCTACGCTATTCTACTTCATTAGTCTGCTGTTCCAAAGTTCAAAAAGGGATTTTATCTTTTCTGAAGTACTTTCCTTGAGAGCATCAAGATCAGCCCTTAACTTTACTACTTGCACAAAAGTATCCCGTTTCTGAATGTCATCTACATCTTTTCTGAGGTTTGCTACCGTGGCCTTCAGCTTCACAAACATAACTATAACCATAACAACGGCTAAAATCTGAGGCCAATATTTCAGTAGCAGGTCGGCCATTTCTCCTCATTGTGATTTTAGAGTCTCCACTATGTTCTTTAACATCTTATGGTTCTCTTCTATTAGGTTAAGACGGTATTCAGTAACTTCAGTCTTTTTGTCCATAGCATGAACAGTTGAAGCCACCCACCCAATAAACGCTATTAGAAGAGCAGTAGTTAAAGTATATATGACTTTAGAAATCATCTAGATTGCGAGAATTGCAGGAACAGTCGCAATCTTCCGTACAAGGGTTACAAGAACAATCTTGACAAGAACAATCTTCACACTGACAAGGACTTGAGGATTCCATGATATACCTCAGTCGTAGAAGAGTGTAAGGTGACCTCCAGAAGTGGGAATGGAGCAATGAATGTCAGTAGAACAGTATACACCCATATCGTGAATAAAATGATCTACTGTGTCACCAGCTTTTACATTAACCTTAATAACGGTAGTGCCTGTAGGCCCACCATCACGCAAGGTAAATTCCCCATCGGAAGCGCCCGGATTG